TCAAATAATTGGTATGCCTACACCTGACAAAGAAGCTCAATCACAAAGAGTAAAACAATTTATGAATTATCAAATCATGTCAGAGATGAAAGAGTACGAAGCAGAGTTTGATCAAATGTTATTTTACCTACCACTTGCAGGTTCTGCATTTAAAAAAGTTTACTACGATGAAATTATGCAAAGAGCAGTTTCAAAATTTGTACCAGCAGATGATATTGTTGTACCGTATACTGCAACATCATTAGATGACTGTGAAGCTATTATACACAAAGTTCGTATGTCAGAAAACGAATTAAGAAAACAACAAGTCGGTGGATTCTATAGAGACATAGAAATTAATCCATCATACATGAATGAGTCTGAGTCTGAAAAAGCAGAAAGAGAATTAGACGGAACATCAAAAGGACGTGACCAAAGAATGTATACACTTCTAGAATGTCATGTTGATTTAGATCTTGAAGGCTTTGAAGATTCTGGTGAAGATGGTGAATCAACAGGAATAAAAATTCCATACGTTGTAACTGTAGAAGAAGGCACAAGAAAAGTTTTATCTATCAGACGAAACTATGAAATAGGAGACGCACAGAAAAACAAAATTAATTACTTTGTACATTTTAAATTTTTACCAGGACTAGGTTTTTATGGTTTTGGTTTAACACACATGATCGGTGGATTATCAAGAACAGCAACTGCAGCCCTTAGACAATTGTTAGATGCAGGAACATTATCAAACTTACCAGCAGGATTTAAAATGCGTGGCATCAAAATGAGAGATGAAGCGCAATCTATACAGCCAGGAGAATTTAGAGATGTTGATGCACCAGGTGGAAACTTGAAAGATGCATTCATGACGTTACCGTTTAAAGAACCATCTCAAACTCTATTACAACTTATGGGTGTCGTGGTACAAGCAGGGCAACGATTTGCATCGATTGCCGATCTGCAGGTAGGAGACGGGAACCAACAAGCAGCAGTGGGCACGACAGTAGCTATGTTGGAAAGAGGATCGAGAGTAATGTCTGCGATCCACAAGAGAATGTATGCTGCAATGAAAAAAGAATTTACAATTTTAGCTAGAGTATTTAAATTATACTTACCTCCAGTTTACCCCTATGATGTAATCGGTGGACAAAATCAAATCAAGCAAACTGATTTTGATGACCGAGTTGACATCTTACCAGTTGCTGATCCAAACATCTTTAGCCAGACTCAACGGATATCTTTAGCTCAAACAGAAATGCAACTGGCTGCCTCAAACCCTCAAATACATAATCAATACGAAGTGTATCGAAACATGTATGAGGCACTGGGGGTAAAAGATATTGATTTAATATTAATTAAACCAGCGCAACCAACACCAAAAGATCCAGCGTTAGAACATATTGATGCGTTAGCTGGCAAACCATTCCAAGCATTTCCTGGTCAGGACCACAGAGCACACATTACTGCTCACTTAAACTTTATGGGAACTAACATGGTAAAAAATGCACCAGCAGTTTCTGCTGCAATTGAAAAAAATTGTCTAGAACATATTAGTTTAATGGGACAAGAACAAATTGAATTAGAATTTAGAGATGAATTAATGCAGTTACAACAAATGATACCAATGTTACAGAACAGACAAGCTATGATGCAGAACCCTAATCTACAAAATCAAGTGCAAATGCTACAACAGAAGATAGAATCAAGAAAAGCAGTGTTGATTGCAGAGATGATGGAAGAATTTGCTAAAGAAGAGAAGAAAATTACTGGTGATTTTGGTAATGACCCTATTGCTAAACTAAAAGCAAGAGAGTTAGACCTTCAAGCTAAAGAAAATGCTAGAAAATTAAAAGAAGGTGAAGAGAAAATGAACCTAGACAAGATGAAAGCTATGATGAACCAAGCAAACGTCGAAGAAAAACTAGATCAGAACGAAGAACTAGCAGAATTACGTGCAGATACGTCAATTCAAAAAACAATCTTAGGTAAAACACTACCATCTAGTGATAAAACACCAGATCAAGTGTCAATTATTAGAGGAGGAAATTAATTATGTGGTTTAGTGCAATAAAACTAGCCGTTTCGGCAGGATCAAAAATTTATGCTAACAAACAGAAGACTAAAATGGCAATGTCAGACGCACAGCTTATGCACGCCTCTCGTATGGCCGAAGGTAAAGAAGCTTACCAGGGAAAACTACTAGAAGCCCGTCAATCAGACTGGAAGGACGAGGCAGTTTTGATAATTTTAAGTTTGCCCATCGCAATTCTGGCCTGGGCAGTAGTAAGTGACGATCCTGGAGCTATGGAAAAGGTAAAATTGTTCTTTGAAATGTTTTCAGAGCTTCCGAAATGGTTTACAAATTTATGGATACTTGTAGTGGCAAGTATTTATGGTATAAAAGGAACACAAATATTTAAAAACGGAGGGAAAAAATAATGGCAAACAATAGATTTAATAAACAAGTAACACCTAAAGGATATAAAAAAGGTGGTCCAGTAAAAAAAGGATTATCTTCGAGAACAAAAGGTTCTGATAAACCTTCTAAAGAATTAAGTTTTAAGAAAAAAGGTTTTTCTTATTCAGGAAAACAAATGGATGAAAGTCTTAAAGCTAAAAAATCAAGAACTCAATCTACAAGCAGAATGAATCCTGTACCGTATAAAATGGGTGGCAGAGTAAGTAAAATGGGTGGCGGAATGATGAAGCGACCTATGTATAAAGATGGGACACCTAAAAAAAGAGGTAAAGATTTTATGTCTAGTAGTATGAAAGATGCAAGATCTGTAGCTGGCAAAAGTGGTGGAGCAGATAGTGGAAAAACTGGAGAAGCTAGAAGCAAAGCAGGTGTTCAAGAAGTTAGAATTAAAAAAGGAATTAAAAAATTTGGCAAAAAAGTAAAAGACATTGCTAGTTTAAAAAAATTTCATGATTTTGCTGAAAAAAGAGCTAGAAAAGGTCCTACTGGAAAAGGAACGGATGAACCTATAAGAACTAAAAAAGCTATGGGTGGTTCACTAAAACCTGTTGATAAAGAAAAAAATCCAGGACTTTCAAAACTTCCAACTAAAGTTAGAAACAAAATGGGCTTTATGAAAAAAGGTGGCAAGGTTAAGTAATGGCTGGTAGAGGCTTATACGCAAACATCGCCGCTAAAAAAGCTAGAATCAAAGCTGGCTCAGGCGAGAAGATGAGAAAAAGAGGAGCCAAAGGTTCACCAACTGCAGCCAACTTTAAAAGAGCGAAACAAACAGCGAGATCATAATGGGTAGAATATTTAAAAGGGACGGTGTGGAATATATGATTAAACCTGACGGCGGTATACAAAAACAAACTTACGGAGAAACAAAAGAATTTAAAGACAAAAAAAAGAGACAAAAAAAAGCTTTTGAAAAAGCGGCAAAAACTCCAGGAACTTCAGACGATGAATATCCAGTAGATTATTCAAAACTTAAAAGAAAACCTATGCCCAAATATAAAGCTAAAGGTGGTTTAATACATGGTAGACCTAAGTTAGCAAAGAAAGGTTTTTAATATGACTAAGTTATGTCCAAGAGGAAAATCAGCAGCGAAGAGAAAATTTAAAGTATATCCGTCAGCATATGCTAACGCATACGCTTCTAAAATTTGTGCTGGTAAAATAAAAGATCCGTCTGGTGTAAAGAGAAAAGACTTTAGAGGTAAAAAAGCTGAAGGTGGATTAATGGAAGCAACATCTAGATTAAAAAGACAAGGTTTAAAAATGGGTGGCAGCGCTTGCATACAAATAAAAGGTTTTGGTAAAGCACGAAGACCAGGTAGGTAACCATGGCTAAGAACGGTTTAGATAAATGGTTCAAACAAAAATGGGTCGACATTGGAAGTAAAAAGAAAGATGGTTCTTTTTCAAAATGTGGCCGTTCAAAACAAAAAACAGATTCAAAACGTAAATATCCAAAATGTGTTCCACTAGCTAAAGCTAGATCTATGTCAGAAGGACAAAGAAAATCTGCTGTTTCTAGAAAAAGATCTGTAGCTCAAGGTGTTGGTGGTAAACCAACAAATGTTGCAACATTTGCAAAAAGAAAAAAAGCAGTGAATGGTGGCTACATGGGTAGCTTTATAAAATTAGATGTAGATGGAAAAACAATTGGTAATCCAAGTTTAAAAAAATATTACAAAGGCATGATATAATGAGAAAACAAGATAACATGCCAGCAAGAAATAAAAAGAATTTCAGATCTACAAAATCTGGAGCAGGAATGACACGAGCCGGTGTTGCTTCCTATAGAAGAAAAAATCCCGGCTCTAAATTAAAAACAGCCGTGACAGGAAAAGTGAAACCTGGATCTAAAGCTGCAAACCGACGTAAGTCGTATTGCGCACGTAGCGCAGGACAAATGAAAAAATTTCCAAAAGCTGCGAGAGATCCTAATTCAAGACTTCGTCAGGCAAGAAGGAGATGGAAATGTTAAAGAAAAAAAATGCAATTAAAAAAGTAATTAAAGGATTGGGCAAAGCAGTCAAAGCTCATACTAAACAAGCTAAAATGTTGAAAGGAGCTATAAATGGCGGATCCAAAAAAGGGAACGGGAAAAAAGCCTAAAGGTTCTGGAAGACGGTTATATACAGACGAGAATCCTAAAGATACTGTCGGTATAAAATTTGCAACACCTGCAGATGCAAGTGCTACGGTTGCAAAAGTAAAACGTGTTAACAAACCATTTGCTAGAAAAATTCAAATATTAACTGTTGGAGAACAGCGTGCCAAGGTTATGGGTAAATCAAAAGTCGCTGCAATTTTTAAGAAAGGTAAGGAGACAATTAGAAATGCGAGACGCAATAATACAGGCACTGGAAGATAGATACAACGCACAAATATCTGAAGCAGACGCAACTCTTAAAATCTATTTAGAGAATAGTGTTGGTATAGGAGAACATCCTCAACACATAGATGAAGTAGATAAATTAATTGAAAAAATTGCAACTGCAGAAGAAAAACTAAAAACATTAGAGGAGTTTAAATTATGATGGATCCGTTAGTAGTTGTAGCTAAAATACAAAAAATGATGCGAGATAGCTTACAAAGAGTTGGTGATGCCATGATTAGCGGTGGTGTTGACAATATGGAAAAATATCAGTATATGTTAGGACAAGCAAGAACATATCAATATCTATTACAGGAAATCTCTAACCTGCTAGAAGAAAAGGAGCAAAAAGATGAACAAGGAAACGTTATCGACATCAAAGGAAGTCCCAAAAATTAAATTGGCACTTCAAGAAAAATATGACAAAGAAGCAAAGGCAGAACCAGAACCTTTGAATCCAGACAATATACAAAAACAAAAAGAACAACTGCCCGACCCTAGTGGCTGGCGACTTTTAGTTTTACCTTTTACACCGAAAGAGAAAACTAAAGG